CGCATACCGGCCCGGTAACTGGTCGCCTGCCTGTCTCAAATTCCCTGACGGTCTTTGCGCCGGTAGCGGGCGAAAATAGGATGATGTCTGCCAGTTCCTGCCGGTCAATACCGGCCATCTCTCGGATGGATTGGAAAGTTTCGGGGGTCATGTTGGCGCTCCAAAGTGCCGGGTGGTAGCGGCGCTTAAAGCGCCGCCGTTAATGCCGCGCGTCCAGCGTCGGTTAGGACGTAGCGCGTCGTTGTGCTGTTCTGCGGCGCGCCGATAGATTTCAGCCACCCGTTTTTGTAAGCCTCATAGTAGGCATTGCTGGACGAGGTAACGCCAAGCGTCCCAGATGCGCGGGTCAGGAAAGCAATCATTTTGTCGGTCATGTCTGGCGCTCCAAAGTGCCGTTGTTGATAGAGTGAATTTAGCGATGCCCTGACAAAGTGTCAATACCCATTGTGCATCTTTCGGATACCGGCTATATAAGAGGCATGGAAAAGGAAAAGCTCACGCATGCCCTAACCCTCCGGCTTACGCAGGGGCAACGGGTAACACTACAGAGAGCCGCAGATGCTGTTGGCCTGGAGTTCTCTGCATGGATCAGGATGGTCGCGCTCGAAGCGGCTAAGAAGGGAGGCGAGTAATATGACGCCTGAAAAAGTATTTGATTTTTGCAACGAATGGAACGGGGTATATTTCGGGGATTGGCTCTATAGTGATGAAGATGGAAGCCTTGCGTTTTACTGCGTGTGTGGCGAAGACCGTGCGAACTGGACGTTAACTAGAAAGCAGGTTTGGCACATGAGTGACGCGATGCTCTTGTCAATTTTCAGACTGGCACTGGCGGTAAGGGATGGTGAGGTGTGGATGTCGGGCTGAAAACCAGAACAGCCGATTATTGCAGCCTAGGCGAAAGTAACCCAGGCGACAAACACCAAAGCGCGCAGACAACCGCCGTTTCCGTGCGCCACCACGATATAGCATTGACAGAAACGAAGCACCCGGCCTAGCGTCTCGCGCGCGCCTTCCTCCCCGGCCAAAAGAAAGGCTCGACTTATGGAAAGAGTACATAAATGGTTCTGCGTTCTGTGTTTTGTGCATGGGCCGGACGCTAGACAAGGTGCCGTTTCGGACGAAGTAGAATGCGCCACAAGGTCGGATGCGTTCGATCAGATGCACGCGGAGGCTACTGAACGGTTTGGCGAATACGTCCCCACGTTCTGGTCATGCGAGCGCGAAACCCTATGACTGATGACGCAACCGCAATCCGCTACGTGAATTTCCCGGTTGTGCCGGTCGAAGTCACCATTGCCCACACCGCGACCGGGCGCAAAACGCGCATCATTGCCCAACAAGATGCGGTACACGCTAGGGCATGGGATGCGATGACGGAGACACAGCAGGAAGCCGCGCTGTATATAGGCCGGTGCTTTAGCGTCATTGAGCAATCCCCCGCCAAGGCCATGGACTACGAACGCGCGCAAATGCCAAGAGGGGCCGGGATTAATCCAGAGTTCGAGCAAGCGCTAAAAGCGGACTACTTCGCATGGTGGGGTTTGTGTATTGACGACCGCATTGACCCAGACACGGCCCGGCTGGTTTGTGGCGAAGGTAAGCGCATTCGTGACCTGACCAACTCCAGCCGACGCCGCGCGCGATTGACCGAGCAACTGCACTTGGCGCTTGACGTTATGGCCAAGATGAAGGGGTGGAGATAACCGCTTGCACGACGCCACAAGCTATGGCATAAATATCAAGCGCTCCAGCGGGCGCGACTTTCTGTTTTTGTTTTCAGAAAGAGCCGCCCAACTTTGGCCAGTCGGGGCGGCTTTTTCTTTGCTTGACGGCGCGGGGCCAAAATGGTAGCGTTTCCGGTATGGCGTGATAGACGCCTCTAAAATCAGCAGGCGGTCGCCCCTAACCCAGCCGCCTGATTGCCAGAGGGCCGCGACTGAGTATTCGGGCGCGGCCTTCGCCTTTTGTGGAGATTGTATGCCAGCCGCACTTTTCAGCTATAAAAAGGCCGCAGACCTTGTGCCTTATGCGAAGAATGCGCGGACGCATAGCCAAGCGCAGGTCAGCAAGATAGCTGCTTCAATCAAAGAGTTCGGCTTCCTGAACCCGGTTATCGTTGATGGCAAGAACGGCATCATAGCAGGCCACGGGCGCGTCATGGCGGCCATGGAAGCGGGTATAGATGAAGTGCCGACCGTTGAGGCATCGCACCTGACTGACGCACAGAAGCGGGCGTATATCCTGGCTGATAACAGGTTGGCGCTGGATGCTGGCTGGGATGACTCTATCTTGGCGATGGAGTTGATAGACCTTCAGGCAGTTGACTTTGACGTTTCGTTGACGGGCTTTAGCGTGGATGAAGTTGACATTCTGGTGAATGGGCCATCTTTCGCCCCAGGGTCAGAAGATGACCAGGGCAAACTTGACGAACTGGCACCGAAGATTGTGACCTGCCCGCATTGTGGCGGCGAATGGGATTTGCGAGAGCATGGCGAAGGCTGATCTTCGGATTGACTGGGCAACGCATGAGGCGGCAAAATATGCCTGCGTCAACTGGCATTACAGCAAGAGCGTTCCTGTGCCGCCGCTTGTCAAAGTTGGCGTATGGGAGCGCGACAAGTTTATCGGCGTTGTTATTTTTTCGCGCGGAGCATCGTCGAACTTGATGGCACCCTATAAACTCACTCAATCAGAGGGGTGCGAACTGACGCGTATAGCATTGACTAAGCATGACGCTCCTGTGTCTCGTATAGTTAAACTTGCAGTTCAATTTCTAAAAAGAAACAGTCCAGAATTGCGTTTGATAGTTTCGTTTGCTGACCCACAATACGGTCATCACGGCGGTGTATATCAAGCTGGGAATTGGATTTTTGTGGGCAACACTGCAAACGGAAAAGAGTATTGGCACAAAGGCAAAAGGCTTCACAGTAGACAAGTCAGTGAAAAAGGGTGGAACATCCAGCAAAGCGTAAAGCGCAAAACTGTTCGCCCAAGTGAGTGTCAAGTAATCAGCACTCCCGGCAAGCACCGCTACCTCATGCCCCTAGACGCTGCCATGCGCGCGCAGATCGCGCCACTGGCTAAACCTTACCCTAAGCGTGCGAAGCAAGCGATGGTGTCCTCCCCGGATGCACAGCGGCAGGGTAGCACTGACCCGCACGCTCCAATGATGATGGTCAATGTCAGCTAAACATGAGCCTAACGACGCCACGCGGCAGATGGTGCAACTGCATGTATCGACGGGCACGCCGCGCGACCACATAGCAAGGCTTGTCGGCATATCACAGCCGACATTGCGGAAGCATTACAAAGACGAGCTAGACCTAGGGCTATCGAAGGCTAACGCAACGATTGCAGGCGTGCTGTTCAACAAGGCCAAAGCTGGCGACTCGGCTGCGGCGATGTTCTGGCTAAAGACGCGGGCAGGCTGGTCCGAGAGAACAATACACGCGGGCGATAGCGAAAACCCAATCCACGTAAAGGTCAGCGCGCAAGCTGAACGGACGGAACTGATTGAGCAAGCAACCAGACTTGGCGTCGATCCGGCAGTTCTTGGCCTCATTGGAAGCGCACAAGAAGGCAACGACGCTTAGGCCAGAGGGGCCGCTGTTAGACTTCGCCAAGTGGTTTTTCTATGACCGCGAACGGATGGCGTTTATCGAAGGGCCGCACCATCGGCTGATTGGCGAAACGCTTGATCGGGTGTTGACCGGCGACATAACCCGGCTGTTGATTACGGTTCCGCCAGGATACACCAAAACAGAATTGGCCGTTGTGGCCTTCATCGCCAAGGGGTTTCAAATCAACCCTGCATCGCGATTTATTCACGCCACGTTTTCGGACGATCTGGCACGCGAGAACAGCAGCAAGATAAAAGACCTAGTGGAAAGTGAGGCATTTGCCGAACTGTCACCGGGTTTCGGTATTGCGGCGGATTCGGCAGCGAAAGACCGATGGAAGACAACGGCAGGCGGCGGATTGCTTGCCAAGGCGGCAGGCGGGCCAATTACCGGATTCAGGGCCGGATTGATGGCACCGGGCAAGTTTACCGGCGCGCTTGTTATTGATGACCCGCTAAAGCCGGATGATGCCTTTTCACCGACGCGACGGGCAGCGGTTAACCAGAGGGCGACGAATACATTCCGCAGCCGGTTGGCGCATGATGGAGTGCCGATTATCGTCATCATGCAGAGGCTCCATAACGACGATTTCGCAGGCCACCTATTGCACGGCGGATCAGGCGACAAGTGGCATCATCTGGATTTGCCGGTAGAGATAACCGCGGGGCATGAATACCCGCCTGATTGGACGCACGGCATACCGATAGAGCATGATTTGCCGGATGGCCCGCTATGGCCAGCAAAGCATACCCTATCGGAAATCGAGATATTGAGGGCAGACGCTTACACGTTCGCCAGCCAATACATGCAGCGGCCCGTGAGCATTGAAGGCGCGTTGTTCGATATGGCCGGGATCGAGTGGTACAATGAGCCGCCCGAATGCAGCGAATATTGCATCTATGCGGATACCGCACAAAAGACGGGCGAGCGCAACGATTGGAGCGTGTTCCAACTATGGGGCCGTGCCGGGCATCGCATCGCGCTAATGGACCAATTGCGCGGCAAATGGGAAGCGCCAGAGTTGGAGCGGATGGCCGTCGCATTCTGGGAAAAGCACCGTTTCAAGCGTCCGCATGGGTTTAAGGTAGAAGATAAAGTTTCAGGCACTGGCCTAATCCAGACGCTCCGCCGTAAGGGCTTGCCGATGATTGGCATCCAACGCGGCAAGGACAAATACACACGCGGGCTTGACGCGGCCCCATGGATAGCAACCGGGCAAGTGATGTTGCCTGCGAATGCTGAATACACGCCAGCGCTAAGGAGCGAATTGCAGATGTTCGACGGCCTAGGCACCGGCTTTGATGATCAGGTTGACCCGTTAATGGATGCTATCGACGACTTTCTGGCGTTCCCATCATCGCCGCGGATCAGGTCGCTATAATGGCGTTCTGGGACCGCTGGCTATCGCGCAAGGAGAGCGCGGTTGCATCGCTGCACATACTCAACCCAGGCCAGCCGGTATGGTCGCCAAAGGACTATAAGGCGTTCGCAGAAGAAGCCTACATGCGGAACGTGGTCGCCTACCAGGCAATCAACCGCGTGGCCGA